CGGCTCGATTTGCTGGCATGAAAGGCCCGATGAAAGATGAGAAGGGCAGACCAACACGCAAGGCACTAGCTCTAAAAGCATGGGGCTTTGGTTCGGTAGAGGCAGCGCGTAATTTTGCACAAAGGCACAAAAAATCATGATGACACCAGAGCAAATAATAAAGCGCCACGAGTTAGCGCAAAGGCGTAAGGATAACTGGCGCCAGATATACGAGGATTGTTACGAGTTTGCGCTACCGCAACGCAACCTGTATGACGGCTATTACGAGGGCGGTGGATCACCCGGTCAGAATAAAATGGTTCGCGTGTTCGACAGTACCGCGATAAACGCAACGCAGAGATTTGCTAACCGCATACAGTCTGGCTTGTTCCCACCCTACGGCAGATGGTGTCGCCTAGAGCCGGGTTCGGATATACCAGAGGAGCGCCGCATTGAAACGCAAGCGGTGCTAGACATATACGCAGATAAAATGTTTGCGCTATTGCGTCAGAGCAATTTCGACCTAGCGATGGGCGAGTTTTTGCTAGACCTAGCGGTAGGCACTGCCGTGATGCTTGTGCAACCGGGTGATGATATTACGCCTATTCGCTTTACATCTGTGCCGCAATATCTCGTCGCAATCGAAGAGGGCGCCCACGGTAAGGTTGATAACGTGTATCGCCGCATGAGATTAAAAGGCGAGGCGATATCGCAGCACTGGGCAGATGCAGAAATACCAGAGCGTATGCAACGCATGATAGAGGAAAAGCCAACCGAAGAGATTGAGCTACTTGAGGCTACTTGCTATATGCCAGACGAAGGAATGTATAGCTATCAAGTTATCTGGCCCGAAGGTAAGATTGAGCTATTACAGCGCAAGATGAAATCTAGCCCTTGGATTGTGGCGCGATATATGAAGGTAGCCGGTGAGGTCTATGGACGTGGGCCTCTTGTTACGGCAATACCTGATATTAAGACGCTAAACAAAACCCTAGAGCTATTACTCAAAAACGCTAGCCTCTCCATTGCTGGCGTTTACACGGCTGCGGATGATGGTGTCCTTAACCCACAAACCATACGCATAGCACCGGGTGCTATCATCCCAGTCGCTCGAAACGGTGGCCCACAAGGTGAGAGCTTGCGTATGCTACCTCGCTCTGGTGATTTTAACGTGTCGCAAATCGTAATCAACGACCTTAGAATGAACGTAAAAAAGATTATGTTGGACGATACACTGCCACCAGATAATATGTCGGCTCGCTCTGCCACAGAGATATCCCAGCGCATACAGGAACTCGCAACGAATTTGGGGTCTGCGTTCGGTAGGCTCATAACAGAAACCATGATACCGCTAGTATCGCGCATTCTATACGTTATGGATGAGCGCGGCATGATAGAAATGCCATTGCGCGTAAATGGGCTAGAGGTAAAGGTAACGCCGGTATCACCGATTGCACAAGCTCAGAACATGGGCGACATTGAGAAGATTATGCAATGGGTACAGCTATCTGCGTCGCTTGGCCCAGAGGGTCAGATGTCCGTACAGACTGCAAACATATCCGACTATGTTGCAGATAAGCTAGGCATACCGGCTGACCTACGCACTACGCCGCAAGAGCGAGCGCAGATGTTAGAGCAAGCACAACAGGCTGCTATGATGGCAGCGCAACAGCAAGGCATGATGCCGCCAGAGGGTGAACCACAAGCATGACAACAGAGGGATGGGATGGTCTACGCACAGTAGAGCCAGAATTACGTGCGACTAATCAAGATAATCAGGACGATATAGACAGACTATATCTCCGGGTATTCGCTAGTGAGGATGGACAAGAGCTATTAACGCACTTGCGCTCACTAACGATAGAACAGCCTACTTGGTATCCGGGTGAAGATGCTTCACACGGTTTTGCTAGGGAAGGGCAAAACTCACTAGTTCGAGAAATCGAGCGCAGAATGAATAGAGCAAGGAGCTTATAAATGAACGAAGAAGAAGGGTTGATGGCCCAAGCGTCTCTGGAAACAGAGAGCGAGGACAACCAGCAACCAGAAGCTATTTCGCATTTACAACCACAGGATGACACAACACTAGATGATGTTACAGTTGCAAAAGAAGATGAGGAGATTGAGTACGAGCGCCCAGACTGGTATCCAGAGAAGTTTTGGGGCGATGATGGGCCTGACATCGAAAACTTGGCTAAGTCTTATTACGAACTGCAAAAAAAGTTCAGCCAAGGTAAACACAAGGCACCTGACGATTATGATGTTTCAATGTTTGCAGAGCATAACATCCCAGATGATGATACTTTATTTAACGAGTATAAGAGTTGGGCAAAGGAAAATGGTGTATCTCAAGACGCATTCGAGACGTTGGCATCAAAATTTATTGAGATGTCTGGTTCTAACGTACAACAGGCTGAAGCGTCGTATAAAGAAGAGTATGAAAAGCTAGGCCCGAATGCAGACCTAACCATTAAGTCTATGACCGATTGGGGTCAAAGCCTAGTACGCAAAGGCGTTTGGTCTGAGGCAGACTTTGACGAGTTCAAGATTATGGGTGGTACGGCTCAAGGTATTAGAGCTTTGCAAAAGGTGCGTAGCTATTATGGCGACAAACCTGTGCCTGTAGATATTGGCCCGGTTGATGGCCTACCGTCTAAGGAAGAATTAACCGCTATGGTTGGTAAACCTGAGTACAATAACGACCCGGCATATCGTGCCAAAGTAGAAAAATATTTCGACCAAATATATGGAACGCAAGACTACTCTGCAATCTAAGTGATAGCGCGGTTGCATACCGCGCTATTTTTATATATATTGACATTAACAGATACCTCACCTGAGCCTGTTACCCACGTTTGGGGGCGTGACGTATATGCCCAAGCAGCAGCCCGACAGGATACCTGTAGCGAAATTTTTGTAAAACAGTAACTTTTATAAGGAGTACGAGATGGCTATTGGCATTTCAAACGCCTTTGTACAACTGTTCGATGCGGAAGTTAAACAGGCTTATCAGGGCGCTCGCGCTCTTGCTGGCGTAACTCGTGAGAGAACAAACGTAGAAGGCAATCAAGTTAAGTTCCCAAAAATCGGTAAGGGAACAGCAACAGTAAGAGTACCACAGACAGACGTAACACCTCTGAACGTGACTTACTCACAAGTAACTGCAACAATGACAGATTACATTGCTGCTGAATATTCAGACATCTTCAGCCAACAGAAAGTAAACTTCGACGAGAGACGCGAATTAGTCCAAGTCGTAGGTGCTTCTATCGGCAGACGTATGGATCAGCTAGTGATTGACGCATTGAATGCAGCATCATCACCATCAACCGTTGCTACCTCAATAGGTGGCGCCGGTACTAACCTAAACTTAGCTAAATTACTTGCAGCTAAAAAAGCATTGGACGCTAAAAACGTACCATCTGAAGGCCGTTGCATGATTATCCACGCAAACGGTTTATCTGCATTGCTTGATGAAACTGAAATTACTAGCTCAGACTTTGCATCTGTAAAGGCTCTAGTACAGGGTGACATTGATACCTTCTTAGGTTTCAAGTTCATCACATTAGGCGACAGAGATGAAGGTGGCTTACCATTACCATCAACACGCTCTAGCTTCGCATTCCACCGCGATGCAATCGGTCTTGGTGTTGGTATGAACCAGCGTTCAGAAATCAACTATGTTCCTGAGAAGACATCATTCTTGGTATCTTCTATGTTCAGCGCTGGCGCTATTGCCATCGATGACGAGGGCATTGTTAAAATCTCTAGCACAGAATAAGAAGGAGACTGAACAATGGCTTATAGCTCAACTGGTTTTGCAACAATAGGAGCAGCAAAGCGCGGAAACGCACCTTCTGTTTATTCCTATAGCACAACTGACGCAATCGCTGATGTGAACACAGAGGGTTACTTTAACGACCTATCTGACACATTAGAGGTTGGTGACTTAATCTACTGCGTAACCTCAACTGGCTCTACAGCAGTAGCAACATTGGTCTATGTTTTAACTAATACATCTGGCGTTGTTAACGTAACCGACGGCACAACATTAGCTAATACTGACACTGACTAATCCTAATCGGGGCAGCTTCGGTTGCCCCGGTTCCCCATTCTAGGAGACGCAGATGGCATCTGGCGATACCAAATTATCTATCTGTAACGATGCGCTCATTATGTTGGGCGCTCAAACTTTATCTAGCTTCAGCGATGGTACTGACGAGGCACAGGTTGCCGACCGTCTATATGACGATGTGCGTGATACATTACTGATGCAATATGCCTATAGCTGGTCAGTAAAAAAGGTACAGCTATCCCGGTTGGCAGACGCGCCTATAAACGAATGGAGATATAAATTTGCGCTACCTAGCGATATATTAGGCAACCCAAAGGCGGTGTTTAATGTTAGCGCTGTTAGCGCTCAATCAGTAAGAGACTTTGAAATTTACTCTGGTGGTCTTTACACAAACTTTGAGACTATCTGGATAGATTACCAGTTTCGCCCAGAGCCTACCATATTCCCACCATATTTTGTGCGCCTGTTAAAAACAGCGTGCGCCGCAGAATTTGCAGAGCCTATCACAGACCAGATAACCAAGGCAGAGTATTTTCATGCGCGTGCTTACGGCTCACCATCAGAGAGTATGCGTGGCGGTTTAGTGCGTGTTGCTATTAACATTGATGGTGCAGACAGACCATCGCAAACAATACAAGAGTTTCCAATTTCAGATATAAGGTTCTAGCATGAGCCGTATTATTCAATTACAGAATGATTTTACAAGCGGCGAATTAGACCCAAAGCTAAGAGGGCGCACAGACATACGCCAGTATTCGTCTGGCCTATCTACAGCACAAAACGTAACGATACAGCCACAGGGCGGCGCAAAGCGCAGAGACGGCACGCAGTTTGTTACTGCGCTAGATGCTGGTGCTGCTAATGCTGTTCGGATGGTATCGTTTGAGTTTAGCGTTGACGATAGCTATATGCTCGTATTTACGCCCGGCAAGATGTATGTTTTTAAGGATAAGGCGCTAGTCACAAACATTAACGGCAGTGGTAACGACTTTGCTACTGTGTCTGCTCTGACTGCTGCAATACTGCCAGAGGTAAACTGGGTTCAGTCTGCCGATACTGTTGTTATGGTTCACGAAGACCTAGAGCCTATTAAGATAGTGCGCGGTGGTAATGATGCTACTTGGACAATAAGCACTATAGCTTTCTCGCATATACCTTACTATGCCTTCACGTTAAATATAGACAGCCCACAATATACGATAACACCTAGCGCGGTATCAGGTAATATAACAATAACTGCGTCGTCGGTCACAACAGATACAGGAACGGCACAGGCTGGAACGACAACAACGATTACGCTAAAGGCCGCTACAAGCTATACATCTGACGACCAATGTAATGGCCTGTCTGTTCACTTAACTGGCGGCACAGGTTCTGGACAACACAGACACATAACCGATTATGATGCCACGACTAAGATAGCAACAGTTTACCCGGCCTTTGACCCGGCACCAGATGCGACAACACAATACAGCGTAAAGGCATTTGGGGAGGATAGTGTCGAAGAGTATTTTGTTGCAAAGAATGGTTTTGGTCGTGCAAGAATTACTGAGTATGTTAGCGACACAAGTGTAAAGGCATTTGTCGTAATACCTTTTTTTGACACATCTGCACTAACATCTAGCAACTGGGAGATAGAGTACGGATACGAAGAGGTCTGGTCTAGTGCAAGGGGTTGGCCTAGAAGCGCTACATTTCACGAAGGACGTTTATACTTTGGCGGATCCAAATCTAGGCCATCAACTTTATGGGGTAGCCGGGTATCTGACTTTTTTAACTTTGACCAAGGGCAAGCACTCGATGATGCGTCTATAGATGTTACGCTGGACACCGGCACATTTAACGCGATTGTCGATATATTCTCTGGTCGTAACTTGCAGATATTCACAACAGGCGGTGAGTTTACCGTGCCTCAGTCTTTGGGCAATCCAATTACACCTAGCAATATTATCGTAAAGCAACAAACTAGCTTTGGCATGAAGCCCGGCATTCGTTTGCAAAACGTGGACGGCGGCACGCTATACATCCAGAGGCAAGGTCGTGCATTGCAAGAGTTCTTGTTTAGCGATGGCGTTGATGCGTATGCGTCTACTAAGATATCTCTGTTATCGTCGCACTTGCTAAAAACGCCAGAAGAAATGGCGGTGCGTGTGTCTACCTCTACTGACGAGGGCGATAGGTTGCTTATTGTAAATGCTGATGATGGCACGATAGCGTGCTATACGTTACTGCGTAGTCAGCAAGTAGTGGCGCCTAGCGAATGGACTACAGACGGTGAGTTCGTGAATATTGGCGTTGATATCGATGATATATATGCGGTTGTAAAGCGCAATGTAAATAGCGCTGATGTGTATTACGTTGAGGTATTCGACGATACTCTGTTGCTCGATTGCGCTAAGACAGGTGGCGCCGGTGCATCTACAACCGTAGACCACTTAGAGGGTGAGACGATTAAGATAATACGTGATGGTATTCTTGAGGCAGACCAAACTGTACCGGCATCACCATTTACGATTACGTTTGACCAAGCGGCGACATCTAGCTTTGAGGTTGGTTTGAATTTTACGCCTATAATTAAAACGCTACCAGTCGAGCCTAATTTAACAAGTGGGTCGCTAAAAGGATTTAAAAAGCGTATATTTGAGGTAAATGTAGAATTGTTTGAGACGCAGTCTCTAACGGTAGATGGTAAAGAGGTAGCGTTTAGGCGTTTTGGTTCTGGTGTATTGGACGAAGATATTACCGAATATACAGGGATTAAAACAGTAAACGGTATTCTAGGATACAGTTATGATGGACAAATCACGCTATCACAAACAGCGCCATTAAAAATGAACGTGTTAGCATTAGAGTATAAAGTGAGTGCCGGTCAATGAGTGCAAACCCAGCAATGATATTACAAGGTGCATCTGCCATAATGAAGATGCAATCGGCGCAAACGCAAGCTAAAGGTCTTGCGGCTCAAGCGTCTTACGCTAAGATGCAAGCCAGAAGCGAGATGCTTAAATATAAGCAACAAGGCGTAGCTGTATTGCGTAACTTGGTTCGCACACAGGCATCTATCAATGCCGGGGCTGGCGCTAGAGGGTTTGATAGCTACTCAGGCACACCATTGGGTCTAAGTAGATACGCCGCATCAGAGGCAGCTAACGAATATTTCTTAACACGCGAGGGGCAAACTATTGCGCTACGCACAGGAGAAATAAGAGCAGACCAATATATGAAGCAAGCATCCGCAGTAAAGCAAGAAGCGTTTATGTCTGCGGCATTTGGGTTAGGTCGTCAGGCTTATTCGCAAAGTCAATTAGGCGGGCAATTAGAGATTTATTGAGGAAGAGATGGCTGAGTTACCAAGATACAGACCACTAGGTGTTTCAATACCATCGATGCCAAGCGTCGATTATATTAGCGCGGCTAAAACAAAGGCCGGTGTGTTTGATACGGTATCTAACGCGTTAGATAAGATGTCTGAGTTTGCGTTTGAAAAGCAAAAGGCCAGAGTCGAGCTAGAGGGCGCCGCGTATGGCGCAGCTAACGCACCAACAAAAGAGCAGATAGATACAGCGAAGAAGCCTATATCTGAGATGATGCAGATAGACCCGACTACTGTATTCGGTGCTGCGGCTAAAGCGGCAGCGGCAGAGCAGATAGAGGGTCGTTTCCTAGTGCGTGCCGGGAGTGAGCTAACACAGTTACGCATGGATGCAAAAGAAAATGATACTGCTATTGATGTATTCCAAGGACAGGTGCAAAATCTGATAGACGGCTATAGCAGTATCTTGCAAGGCATTAGCCCAGAGGCAGCTAACAAGTTTAGCGCTACACTAGCAACAAAAGGTAACAGCGCAATCATCTCGCACAATGACGATTTGATTGCGGCTCAAGAGCAACAAGATGATGCGGCGGTGGCTGTTGGGGTAGACAATATTCTAAACGTGGATTTACCACAGATATTTGAGGTTGGCGTTAAAACAGATGCTAGTGGTAATCGGATTACTATAGATGACCAATTGGCTGTGCTGCGTGATGAGCTAGTGGCCGTAGCTAAGACATCTACTAACTCAGATACATTGATTGCAAGCAAAACAAAAGAATTTGATGAGGCTGTATCAAATAATAAAAAGTCTGTCGTACTAAGCTGGGTATCAGAGGATAGGTTAGGACACGCTAGACAGCTTAGAGAAAACAAGGTGCAAGACCAAAACATAGCTAATATTTTAGGCTCTTTAACAGAAGAAGAGCGACAAGATATTATAATAGAGGGCTTGAAAGTTGGCAGAGAACAAATGTCTTTCGATGTTTCTGTTGAGACACAAAAGGAAAAAGACAGGGCAGCACGGTCGTCTAGGCTAACCGTTGAGATTTTTAAAGGTAGAGTGTCAGGCATGGCGCCTGATGAAGTACGCAATAAGTTAAAAGAACTTGAGACTTTAGACCCAGAGAAATACATACAGGTAGCCACAGCTATAAGAACTGAGGGCGGTATAGACGACGCTAGTGTTGTTGGTTATTTAAGATTTTTACAAAGCCAGAAACAACTTACTGAAGAAGAGATATTAAATGCGGCTATGGATAGAAACATTAGTTTAAGAACACTAGATACCTTCTTTAATGCGCTAGAAAAACAAAGAGACGATAATTACCAACAGGCACTAGATATAGCAAGAGTACACCCAGCTATAGGTTTACCAGATAAAACAACATTTGCATTTAGTGGGGATGAGGCTAAAAAGCAAAGAAAAGCGGAGCAGTTATTTGGTCAAATAACTATAGAGCTAGACGAGGCTAGAAGAGAAAACCCTAATTTGAATAGCATACAATGGATGAAAAATAGGGTTAAGGAATTAGATACAGCCCCAGATGAAAAAGATATAAAGAAAGCACAAACCAGAATAGGCGGCCTAGCACAGCTTTTAGAGTTGCCAGAAGAAACCAAACCGGCTGATGTGCAAACTGCACTAATGGAAGAAATTAGAAAAGGCAATCGAAAGCAAAGTCTTTTAGATACATACGCAAATGATTTTGAAATATTGGGGAGCCAGTGATGCCGTCCTTGCAAGATGAATTGATGAACTCACTAAGCTCATACCAAACAGGGCGCGAGCTAGAGATATCACGCAACGAAAAAGGCGAGGCTGTTATAGGCCCATCGCAAGAAGCAGTTATGAGAATAACAAAACTGCGTGCGCCTATGCGTCAGGCAGAGCCGCAGACGTTTGCAGAAACAGCAAAAGATATACCAACTGCTGTAGGTGGCTTAGCATCTGGTGCTATTGCTGGCACATTTGGTTTACCCGGTGACGTTGTAGGTATTCTAAAAGGAGCATATGATGCGGCTAACCCAGAAGCCGGAGAGGGTAGGTTTGAGGCGTTTATGTCTGGGCTAGAAGAGGTATCTAGTGTCGCTGGTTCTGAGGCTATAAAAAATGTAATGCGAGACATGACAAAAGATTTGCCAGAAGAACAAAAGAAAACATTAGAAGACGCAATGCTTGCTGGTGAATTTGTTGGTGTAGGCAGCGCAATTAAAAAAGGAATAAAAGAAACTGGTAAAATTGTAAAAACAAAAAAAGCCACATCTAAGAAACAGGAAGGCAAAAGCGATGGCACAGGAGCTTGAGCAAAAGATAACTGAGATGACAGGCCAAGAGATTGCGCCTGAGTTGCCATTAGAGCAAACAGATATTGTTGAGCAAGAGCAAGACACGGAGCTATCTTCTGAGCTAAGAATGCAAGCTATGCAAGAGGGCATGGAGCGTGCGTCTGCTGTAGACCAGCCAGAGCCTATACAAGAGGCCGGTCTAAAAACCGTAGTTGATTTTGTTTCTGACGCTGTAAAGACAGCACAGAAAAACGTAACGCCACCATTGCCTGATGAGCCGGTGCAAGAGATAGGCACACAGCTATTAATAAAAGAAATGCCGGAAGACCAAGTAAGTATGCTAAACGAGGCTCTTGGCGGTGAATATACCAAAGGCATAAACTTTACAGCTATTGCGGAAAACCTAGACGACTACGATATGGGGCAGCATCTAGCTAAACTAAAAGATGCAAACCAAGAGCTATTTGAAAAGGCAAGACGCGGCACGATTAACTTTGATGGCATGATGCGCCTAGCAGAACAGCAAGGCATGGATAACATCGTTAATGAGTGGCTCATGCGCTCACCCGGTG